ATGTGTCAATTCGATCGGTCGGCTCTGCAAGCAATGGTTGCGGCCAGGCCAGGCTCGACCCAGGTACAAATCGCGACTTCCATCAGCCCAAATCCGGCGAATCTGTACGCGCAGGGAACCATCACCGGCATAACCGGTGCAAATGCGGGGTCGGGCCGCACGGTCGCGAGCATGGGGTCCGGCTGGGTTTATATTAAGCCCGCGTTTCTCGCGCCGGTGCTGGTCGGCGATGAGTTCCAACTCCTCCCGGGCTGCGACCGCACTCTCGCAACGTGTCAGAACGTGTTCAACAACAGTATTCATTTCGGCGGCTTTCCCTTCATTCCGACGCCCGAGACTGCGGTATGAGCCAGAGGTCATTGGTAGTCGCCGAGGCCGAGACATGGCTGCGGACGCCTTATCATCATATGGGCCGGGTCAAGGGAGCGGGCACCGATTGCCTGATGCTGCTCGCCGAGGTCTATGAGGCGGCGGGCGTGGTCGCGCATGTCGATGTGCCGTTCTATCCGCCCGATTGGAACCTGCACCGCGAGGCCGAGCGGTATCTCGAGGGCCTCATGTCCTTCGCGCGAGAAATTGACGGGCCGCCTAAGCGGGGTGATGTGGCGATTTTCAAATTCGGCCGCTGTTTCGCGCACGGCGTGATCGTCGTCTGTTGGCCGCGGCTGATCCACGCCTGGTGCGATGCGGGGGTCGTCTATGCTGACGCGGACCAGCCGCCGCTGATTGTTCGTCCTGTGCGGTTTTTTGACCCGTTTCCGATCTCCGAGCTCTGAGTATCGACCATGGGTGGGATTGTCGGCGGCGTGTCAAATGCCAAACAGCAAAAAGCAATCGGCTCACTGCAATTCCAAACCTCGCAGCACGGGGGAGTAATCCCGCTGGTTTATGGCACCACCCGAGTTACCCCAAACCTAATCGAGTACGACGACTTCCAGGCGACACCATCGTCGCGTCAAGGAAGCGCAGGCAAGGGCGGTGGCGGAGGCAAAGGCGGCGGCCAACAGTACAAATACAGCGCCTCGGTCATCATGGGCTTGTGCCAAGGTCCGATTACCGGGATCGGCACCGTGTGGTGGGACAAGAACGTCGGTGTGCTGTCTTCTCTCCCGGCCGCGGTTTATGCCGGAAGCGACGGCCAAGCGGCGGATGCATATTGGCAAACGAACCATGCCGCCAAGGCCCTCGGATATTCCGGGACCGCTACTGTCGTGGCCAACAATTTCGCAATGGGGAACACCGCGACCCTTCCGAATTTTTCGTTTGAGGTGCAGGGCACTCTTTCGCTCAGTGGCACCAATGGGCTCGATGCCAATCCCGCTTCGATCATCCCCGATTTTCTGACCAACCCTCGCTATGGGGCTGGGTTCCCCGCCGCAAACCTCGGCGATCTGACGCTCTATTCGACCTATTGCCAGGCGCTGGGAATAACGCTGTCGCCGATGCTGGACACGCAGCAAGAGGCCCAGCACCACCTTTCCGACCTGGTGAAGATCAGCAACAGTGCCATTGTCTGGTCAGGCGGGCTGTTGAAAATCGTGCCCTACGGCGATCAAACCATCTCGGGTTATGGCGCCACCTACTCACCAAATACAATTCCGATTTACGGTCTGGGCGAGGACGATTTCATCGTCCAGGAATCGAGTGTCGGGACGAGCTCCGGGGTGGCGCCGGGCGGTCCGGCGCTGCGGTCGGCTGCGGGTCCGATTACCGGTGGGTTCAGTGATGACCCCGTCCGCATCGCACGATCGACCCCGGCCGACGCCACCAATTCGATTCAACTCGAATGTCTGGACCGGTCGAATAGCTACAACACGGCGGTCGTCGAGGCCTTCGATCAAGCGGCGATCGAGCTTTACGGTGTCCGCCGCGACAGTTCGCTGAAGGCGCTCGCGATCGTCGACCCCGTGAATGTCGGCCCAATCGTCGCCCAGCTTTTGCTGCAGCGCGCGCTGTTGTTCCGGAATACCTACACGTTCAAACTCGGCTGGAAATATTGCCTGCTCGAGCCGATGGATCTCGTCCAAATCACTGATGTGCGGCTCGGCGCTATGGCGCTGACCGTGCGCATCACTTCTGTAGAGGAAGACGAGGAAGGCACGCTTTCGATCTCTGCGGAGGACTTCTTTGGCGGTTATTCCACGGCCGTGCTATATCCAAAACAGTCAGGTGTAGGGTACGTGCCGAACTGGAGCTCGGCTCCGGGCGATATCAACGCGCCGGTCATTTTCGAGCCGCCTGCCGTGCTGGTGACCGCTGGCCCCGAAATCTGGCTAGGGTTGTCTGGCGGCTCGAACTGGGGTGGCGCACAGGTCTGGATCTCGAGCGACGGCAATTCCTACGCCCTTGCGGAAATGGTGACCTCGCCGGCAACGCAAGGGACACTGACCGCCGATCTGCCGCCGCATTCGTCGCCGGATACCGTGAATACCGTTTCCGTCGATCTGACTGAAAGCAAGGGACAGCTTCTCTCGGTCTCTGCCGCCGATGCCGTGAATTTGGTAACTCTCTGCTATGTAGGCGGAGAGCTTCTCTCCTTTCAGACCGCAACACTTACTGGCCCCAACAAATATGACCTGACGACGGTCTATCGGGGCGCTTATGGCACCACGATCGCCGATCATCCAACTGGAGCGCAGTTCGCGCGCATCGACGGATCTATTGGCAGATTTTCCTATCCGAATAGCCTGATCGGCCAGATTGTCTATTTGAAATTTCTATCCGTCAACATCGTTGGTGGCGGGCTGCAGAGCTTGGCTTCGGTTCCTGCCTACACCTACATGGTTAAAGGTACGGGTCAGGCGTCCTCGACAGTCGTCAGCGGGTCCTTTACCGGTAAGCCGACCGCCAACCTTGTGCTGCAAAGCTATGTGTTTGCGGCGTCGGCGACTTTGCCCGCCGGGCTCGCCGGCAGCCGGGGTACGGCTGCGACCGCTGCAACCGCAACAGCGACCTTTGCTATCCAAAAGAACGGCGCAGTCGTCGGGAACATGAGTTTTCCCGGATCGGCGACAACGGCGGCGTTCACGATGAGTTCGGCGACAGTGTTCAATGCCGGCGACGTGCTAACCGTGGTCGCGCCCGCGGCCCCCGACGCGACGCTGGCAAGTCTCGCATGGACGTTCCTGGGAATTGCGCAATGAAGCTAGAATCGTGGCACAGCACCGAAGACAAACGCCGCTGGAAGATCGTGCGCACCGACGATTACACCGATGTGCCGGGGGAAATCATCACCGCAGACGAAGCGACTGGCGAGTGCTGCGTGCACGTGAGTGGTGAAACAAAGACGCTGAGCTTCGGCCCCCGTGGGATCAGGATCGTCGGACGGCGAAAATGAGCATCATGCCGTACCCGGTGGAGACTCAGATTGCGCTAATCCGGCGCGACATAGAGGAGATCCACCATGCCCTCCACGGCGACGGCAAGGGCCGCAAGGGGCTGGTCGATCAAGTGGAGGAACTTGTTACGGTTGCCGACCGCGGGCGCTTCAGCCTGCGCGTCGCTCTTTGGCTCGGCGGTGGAATCGTTGCCGCAGCTACCGCCCTTGCACAGTTCAGGCAAGCGATTCTGGGACTTTTCCACCAATGACCCCTTCCTGTCTTGCCGCTGATCTGCCGTCATCACTGATCCTGGGATCCGCACCTTATTTGCCGCCAGTTGCATCGGATGTTGTGATCGACCTCAGCCACTGGCAGGCACCCGTCGATTTTGTAAGGGCTAAGTCGGCGGGCATTGCCGCGGTGATCCTCAAGGCGACGCAGGGCTTACACTGGATTGATACGACATTCGCGCAACGGTTCGCCGCCGCAACAGCCGCCGGGCTGCTCGTTGGGGCCTATCACTTTCTCGATAATTCGACCCCGGAACTCCAAATGGAGAACTTCCTGTCGGTAGCGGAAGGCTGCCCACTGCTTGCACTCGACGCCGAGGCGAACGACATTGGCGGCACCGTGACAGTCGCGCAGGCTGCTGAAGCCGCGGCGCGGCTGCAAATGGCCACCGGTCAAGCGCCCCTCGTCTATATCAGCCGCTACGGACCCGACGAGCACGGAACAGGGTTTCCAAACAGGGTCTTGGCGCGGTGTCCGCTGTGGTTGCCTGCATATGGCTCTCGGCCGGTTTGTCCAGCTGGTTGGTCGGATTGGAAGTTGTGGCAATACACGGACGGAAGTGTCGGCTCCGATGCAATCCCGGTGCCTGGAATTGGCCGGTGCGATCGCAGTCGATTCGCCGGCACGGTCGCGGAGCTCGCCGTCTGGTGGAAAGCCCTCCGCCTGTAAATAGCCTCCGATCTTGCTCATTTATCGCCGAAATCTCTGGAAACGATGGGTTTCGTATTGAAGAGTGCTGCTCCTGTAAATAGGGCGGGGAACAAGCGCATGGCATCGCAGATAGGGATAGGTGTCGCGGCTTTCGCTGCGGTTCTGGTCGTGGCCGGCTGCAGCGGCGCGCGTTCAAACGCGTGCCAATGTCCCAAACCGGTCGCTTACGATGAGGCGACCCTGAAGAAAATCTCGCTGGCATTACGCGCTCTGACACCCGACAATGTCCTTCATCAAGCGATGGAGGATTACGAGAACGAACGCGACGACCTGCGGTTCTGCCCTTGAAAAAAATTCTGTCACAAGGGCTCGGCCGGTTCGTCTGATGCTATTATTACCGGCCGCGTCGAGCCAAGATGCTCCGAGGTCGCGGTGAAGCGAGAGGCCCAGCGCGGATGGCGCGTCAGCCAAGCCAGGCTTTGGGGTGTTTGTGGACGGCACCGTTGTCAAGCACCGTGTGGATCAACTTGCCGGCTGGAACCCCGCGCTCGACGGCATTGAGAAAAGGATGAATTCGAGGTGGCGGCGGCGCTGTGCAGCGGCCGATCACATTATCTGTGCCAAATCTACGCAAACTTTGAACGAAGTAGGATCAGCCGAGCGTTCATCGTAAAGAAACCACCTACCCACCGATGAACGTGAACGACCATAATATAATGGACCGGGCCTGTCTCGACACGCTGCGGCCCGCAACAGATATCCGGGAGGATCGGAGATGCAGGGCGGGACGACATATAACGCTGCGGCCGATTTGATCGAGCGCAACCTCGCCGCCGGCCGGGCCGCGAAAACAGCGTTTATCGATGAATGCGGGAGCTGCAGCTATGCCGAGCTGGCCGGCCGTGTCAGCCGGTTTGCCAATGCCGTGCGGCGGCTCGGCATTCATCCCGAGCAACGCATGCTCCTCTGCCTCCACGACACAATCGATTTCCCGACCGCCTTTCTCGGCGCGATCAAGTCCGGCGTCGTCCCGGTGGCGGTCAACACACAGCTCTCGGCCGGTGAATTCTCCTTCATGCTGGCCGACAGTCGGGCTCGGGCCGTCGTCGTGTCTGCGCCGGTGCTGCCGATCATGAAGGCGGCATTGGACGAGCTGCCCGGGCCTCCGCCCGAGGTCATCGTCTCCGGCGCCGATCCCGAAGGGCGCTCGTTCGCCGGCTTGCTCGCGGAGGCGCCGGCTGCATCCGACACGGCGCCGACCCACCCGGACGAGCCATGCTTCTGGCTTTATTCCTCAGGCTCGACCGGCCGGCCGAAGGGCACCGTGCACATTCATTCGAGCTTG